TAATAGTCTATCATATGATCGCACACCAGAGGGGAATACCCCGGGGTTCTTAGGAGCATCGTGTAACTAAACACTACACACAACTTCAAAAGGACCCCAGGACTAAACACCCTGGGGTTTTTGCTTTTCGAGTGTGAATATACAGGTAACGAGGACCTGGCTCTGCACTATAAACATGGAGCGAACGGGCGGCCTACCGGATGAAATCTACGGCGACAACGTAGAGAGTATAAAGGTAGCGTATAAAGCAAATTGGTACCTGCTGACTCTGAATCAGAACAGGACGCATAGCGTAACAGTTTGTTTTATACGACACATTCTAAAGAGTGTGTGAAATGGAGGCGTGGCCGAGAGGTTGATGGCACCTGACTGTAAATCAGATCTGTAAAAAGCGCGGTGGTTCGAATCCATCCGCCTCCACCATATTTGGGCTGTTAGTGATAATGGGAGCACGGGGGCTTTGCACGTCTCAGGTAAGAGTTCGATTCTCTTACGGTCCACCAAGTTAGTATGCGGGGTTCGTAAAATGGTATTACCTTAGCCTTCCAAGCTAAAGTCGCGAGTTCGATTCTCGCACCCCGCTCCAGTTTTTGGCCTCATCATATAGTGGTTATTATACCCGCCTGTCTAGTGGGATATCGGAGTTCGATTCTCCGTGGGGTCGCCAAGTTTATGGAAGATAGTGTGCTGGGCACGAGCTGGTTTGCTAAACCGGTCTACTAGAAATGGTAACAGTTCGATTCTGTTTTCTTCCTCCAGTTTTATGCGTGGTTAGTTAAATGGTATAATGTTACGTTGCCAACGTTACGTCAAGGGTTCGATTCCCTTACCCCGCACCAAGTTATATGTCGGTATGGCAGAGTGTCTTATGCGCCTGATTGCAAACCAGGTTTAGGTAGGTTAAATTCCTACTGCCGACTCCAATATGCCGTAGTAGCTCTCTGGGAGAGTAACTCGTTGTCTGCGAGACTTAGGTGGGTTCGATTCCCATCTACGGCGCCAAGTTTTGTAAGTGTTAGCAAGAGAAAGTCACGCTGTCTAAGTTTGTTCGAACAACTGAAACGGTAGAAGGTAGCGGGTTCGATCCCCGGCTGGTCGCTTGAGTGGGACCGGCATACAGTGGAGTATCATCTGGACAAGTATTCCAAGTGGCTTATCCTGACCCTGCCGGCTTTATATCAAGGGAAAATGGTTGCGATGAGAGGGACGCAACTACTTGCAAATTCAATTTAGCTCTGTAAGCATTGATGGCGATGCAGGCGCCTTGTAAGCGTCAGAAGAGGGTTCGATTCCTTCACGGAGCACCAAGTTTGGCCAATTAGCTCAGTGGTAGAGCACCGTCTTGATAAGGCGGGGGTCGATGGATCGTTCCCATCATTGGCTACCAATTTTATTCCCTAGTAGCACAGCGGTAGTTGCACTTGACTGTTAATCAAGGTGTCCGTGGTTCGATCCCACGCTGGGGAGCCAATTTATGTATTCCTGGTGTAATGGCAGCACCGCGGTCTCCAAAACCGTCAGTCGGGGTTCGAGTCCCTGGGAGTACGCCAAGTTTAGGATAGCAACAGCAAACATTTTAAAAACTTTTCTTGAACAAAAGCCAAAAAATGCTATCCTGTTTATTTTGTTGGGGCATTGTGTAATGGTAGCACAACAGACTTTGACTCTGTTAGTCTAGGTTCGATCCCTAGTGCCCCTGCCAGTTTTAGGATGCTTCCAGCAAACTTTTAAATTTCAAAACCATTATCTTTGAAAAGAAAAAAGCATCCTGTTTTATTATACTCCGGTCGTCTAGTGGCTAGGACGCCAGCCTTTCAAGTTGGAGAAGCGGGATCGAAACCCGTTCGGAGTACCAAGTTTATGGAGTGTGTTCCCCATTGCCGGCTGTAACCCGGTAGCCATTATTAAGTGGGGTGGCTGGCAAGTAGTTCGATTCTATCACGCTTCACCAATTAAGGACAAATGCAAGCATGAGCTTGTTGAGTCCACCAATTTTATCTGTGTGTAATGTCAGCCAGGTCAGACGGCTCGCCTTGGAAGTGAGAGGTCGCAGGTTCGAATCCTGCCACACAGACCAGTTTATGTCCCATTCATCTAGAGGCCTAGGATAGTACCCTTTCACGGTATTCACAGCGGTTCGAATCCGCTATGGGACGCCATATACAAACACATTATTCGCAGGAGGACAATGCCTCTGTAGCTACTGGGAACTCAGCGTGAAACTGAGGTAGTGCGATTTCACTAGTGTGTTTCTATATGTATGCCATAATAGCTCCAATGGTAGAGCAGCGGACTGAAAATTCGTGTGTTGCTGGTTCGAGTCCAGCTTATGGTACCAAGTTTATAATGGGGGCAGTAATGGGTTACGGCGTTGCCTTGCAAGCATCGTGACTAGAAGGGTTCGATTCCCTCGGCCTCCACCAAGTTATCCGGCCTTCGTATAATGGACAATACAATAGGCTTCTACCCTGTGAATGTGGGTTCGATTCCTGCAGGCCGGACCAAAAGTTATATGCCCCGTTACGCTAATTGGTAGTGCGGATTCTCTCAAAAGGAGTTGGCTGTCTGTTCGAATCAGACACGGGGTACCAGTTAAGGATGACTACAGCAAACCCTTTATGCCTCCAAAACTCGGCAGGCCGTCCAATAGGGGACCGTGGTTTAAATAGGGGTTCGATTCCCGGCGAGTTACCACATCATCCTGTTTTGCTCCTATAAGTAAATGGCATACTAGCACTTTGGTAAAGTGCCATTACAAGTTCGATTCTTGTTAGGAGCACCAAAAGAAAACGGTTGACAACTACCGCCAAAGGTTGTATAATAGATTTTTTAAACGAAAGAGGTAATGACATGAAACGTTCAGCGAAACGATAGTGTCAATCTTAGATCCCGTATATGGTCTAGGGTTGGCACATTAAAGACAATTTAATATGCAATCAACCCTAGCTGGCGTTAATGGTAGCGTACTCGGCTCTTAACCGATGAGGTGACAGTTCGAATCTGTCGCTAGGGACCATATATGGGATTGTGGTGAAATGGTGATCACAGCGGACTTTTAATCCGCCAGTTCCCGGTTCGAGTCCGGGCAGTCCTACCATATAAAAACATATTACTTGCCTGACTGAAAAGGTCGTGGTAAACTACAAGAGAAAGAGGTTCAAATCCTCGGGACTGGTAGTATGTTTCTATATGGTTATCATATAAGAACACATTCACGGCAAACAGGATACCTGGCAACTGGACGCAGGGGCTATCCGAAAGAGCAGGCATGCTTACCGAAAGCTAGGAAATGAGTGTGTTTCTATATGGTATATAAAAATACATTGACTATGCGGACTTCATCCCAGCAGTAGCAATACTGCCCAAATCGTCTTTAAAGGTGCCTGTGGGTCGCTATAAGCAAAGCAGGTGAAAATTTGTCGTCAGTGTGTTTCTATATGGTGTCATTAGTGTAGTGGCCTGCACCCTGCTCTGTGAAAGCGGTAGTACCGGATCGATACCGGTATGGCACCCCAAGTTTTAGGATAGCAACAGCAAACTCAAAAATTCTACTTTTAATGGAAAAAAGATGCTATCCTGTTTTATTTGCCCCTGTCGTTCAATGGAGAGGATACTACGCTACGAACGTGGGGATGGAGGTTCGATTCCTTCCGGGGGCACCAATCAATGGAGGATAGGGACGCTGGGCGTTAACTGGTCTTGAAAACCAGCCCATCTAGGGATAGGTGATGGTTCGATTCCATTATCCTCCTCCAAATTTTATGCCAGCGAGACTTGGAAGTCAGAGAGGTCTTATACACCTTTTAGCGCCAGATTAGCGTTCTTGATAGGGTTCGATTCCCTACGCTGGTACCGACAATGGAAGATAGAAGTGATGGTCACTAAGCAACTTGGAAAGTTGTTCCATCGTTAATAGCGGTGACAGTTCGATTCTGTTATCTTCCTCCATGCCCTTGTACGCTAATTGGTAGTGCGGATAGACTTAAAATCTGTTGGATGTCGGTTCGAATCTGACCAGGGGTACCAGTTTAGGGATAGACGGCACGATTGAGTCCCAGATAGTCTAGCATGGTTCAGGTTGGCCATGTGACACCGCAGACGACTATAAGGTAGTGTAAACTCTTGTGTTCGAGACAATCCAATGAGGCTCGGTGACGCGAGATAGTTGGGCTCCCGCCTTATATATGGTAGAGTAGCATAGCGGCTAATGCGCCACCTTCATACGGTGTTTATCGTGGGTTCGAGTCCCACCTCTACTACCATGCTCTTGTGGCGCAATTGGTAGACGCAACAGTTTGAGAGATTGTCAAGTGAAGGTTCGACTCCTTTCAAGAGCACCAAATTTATATGCCTTCGTACGCTAATTGGTAGTGCGGCTTGCCTTAGAAGCAGGTGGTTGGGGGTTCAAATCCGTCCGAAGGTACCAGTTTAGGGATACTAACAGCAAAACTATCCAAACGATAGGTCGTTGGTTCAACTCCAACATTTGGCTTCAGTGCCAGATTAGCTCAATGGTAGAGCATTCGAAATGAATGGTATCCCGTTTTATTTGACCGTTAGGTTCGTTACAGCAATCAAAATAATCTTTCTGCAAAAAAGAGGGGCCGGGTTCGAATCCCGGGTACGAGTTGGTCTTCGTATTGGTGTAGTGGTAGCACGAAAAAAGCGAACCTGTTTTATAGTTCCTTAGTTTAATGGAAGAACAATGCCGTGACATGGCGTAAATGAAAGTTCGATTCTTTCAGGAACTACCAAATCTTTTTATCCAAAATGTATTGACAAAGCACCAGTTTTGTTATACAATAGATACATAGCAAGCAGAAATGCTTGTAGAAAGTTTTAGGATCGGCTCAGCAACAATTCATTAACTATGAACTGGTGGTGTCTATGGTAGGTATTGGAGTACAGAGGTTCGCCCGAGTACGTTGAAGGTAACTATTGAAATAGCACTATCGCACCAGGTGTGATGGCCCTGGCTAATCAAGCAGTCAACAACGATCCTGTTGAATTTAGAGGATGATCACAGCAATTAAATTAACTACTGAACTTAATGCTATAGAAGATGGTCGCAGGACACAGTAGAAATACTGTTCTAGGAAACTAGACTCGAAGGAATAGATGACAGCATGGAAAGACATACTATGTTTCTAACGCAGACACAAGTTTAGATAGTCAACATGAATGTTGATAGGGTCCGGGTGCTATAATTGGCCAGACCAGAATAATAAACAAATTGGCACGCTCATCCTGTTAAATTTAGAATGTTAACAGCAACTTTAACTTTTCACCATAATCGAAAAAAAACACATTCTGTAAAGGTAAATTAAAATGAACGCATTTGTAAACGCAATCGCAAACCAAGAAGCCCGTACTGCCAATGGCATGAAGGCTCGTAAGTCAACTGCTAACAAGGCCGTTGATCTGTTCTACAACATCGGCGCCAGCCGTGGTAAGAACATCGTGCCAGCATTTACTGCGGCATACGTCGAAGACAAGGATCTTGCTCTTCGTATCGCACTATGGGCACGTGATGTCCGTGGTGGCGCAGGTGAACGTGAATTGTTCCGTTCTATCTTGACACATTTGGAAAAGTCTGACAAGGATGCCGCTATGGCTCTTTTGAAGAAGGTTCCTGAATTGGGCCGTTGGGATGACATCTTTGTCTTTACTGACAAGGATTTGAAGGCCGCTGCCTACACAATGTTAGGTGACGCACTCCGTGCTAAGAATGGTCTTGCCGCTAAGTGGACACCACGTAAGGGTAAGATCGCGGCTGAAATCCGCGAGTTCTTTGGTATGAGTCCAAAGTTTTACCGTAAGAGTCTTGTGGCTCTTACCAAGGTTGTTGAATCACAAATGTGTGCCAACGACTGGGACAACATCAACTTCAACCACGTACCTAGCGTGGCTGCTCGTAACTACAAGAAGGCTTTTGGACGTCACACTCCTAAGTTTGCTGAGTACGTGGCTGCTCTGGTCAAGGGTGAAGCAGGTGTGAAGGTTAACGCTAACGCGATCTTTCCACATGATGTGTTGAAGGGACTTGTTAGTGGATACGGTCGTAAGACTTTGTCCAAGACAGACTTGGACCACATCACCGCACAATGGGACGCTTTGCCTAACTACGTTGGAGATGCCAGCATCCTTCCAATCGTAGACGTAAGCGGCTCTATGAGCTGTGCGGCAGGTGGTAAGGGTGATGTTACTTGTATGGATATTTCTGTTAGCCTTGGCTTGTACTTGGCTGATAAGAACAAGGGTGTGTTCAAGGACACTTTCTTGACATTCAGTGACAAGCCTGATTTGATGACACTTAAGGGCGACATCGTCCAAAAGATCGATCAAATGAGTCGTAGTGAATGGGGTATGAGTACTAACCTACACGCCGCATTCAACCGTATCCTTGATACAGCGGTTAAGGGCAATGCTCCTCAAGAAGACATGCCAGCAATGGTCTTGATCTTGAGCGACATGCAATTTAACTCCTGTGTTAAGCATGACGACAGTGCGATGCAAATGATCGAACGTCGATACGAAGCAGCCGGGTACACAGTGCCTAAGGTTGTTTTCTGGAACCTAAACAGTTCTGGTAACGTACCGGTTAAGTCAGATAAGAGCGGTGCCGCTCTTGTAAGTGGATTCAGTCCAGCAATCATGGCTAGCTTGCTAGGCGCGGATGTTGAACAATTCACTCCAGAAGGCATCATGTTGAAGACAGTAATGTCTCCACGCTACGATCTGTAAGCAACAGCGGATAAGTTACATTATCCAGTATGAGTCACTAGGGTAGCTAGCTAATCCCTAGGGCAAGTAACAGTACTAAAATGCGATGTAACAGTCTTTGACACATAGACTTAAAGTTAAGTGGAATGCAGGTGGAAGCCCTGCTCCTAATTTTAAAAGAGGAAAATATGGAAAGAAGTCGAACTACATCACACGAAGTATATGATAAAGTTGGTGGCCTATTTAATTTGGTCCTAATCGCTTCTATCCGTACAAGAGAACTAAAGAGAGGTCATTTACCTTTGGTTACATCTAAAAACGGACCTATCATGACAGCTCTACAAGAAGTCGAAGAAGGGAAAGTAGGTTACGACTACTTACTCAAATTACGTAAATAAGTTTATAGCGGTGTATGGAAGTGGTCATCCGCTTGGTCTCATAAGCCAAGAATCGCTGGTTCGAATCCAGCCTCCGCAACCAGTTTTAGGATACGAACAGCAACCAATTAAATTCAACTGTTAATTGAAAAATAAGTATCCTGTTTTGCCCCTTTGGCGTAATTGGTAGCCGCGCCAGATTTAGGTTCTGGTATCGAAAGGTGTGTGGGTTCGAGTCCCATGGGGGGCACCAATAATTCAAGATGTAGTGATACGGTTTGTAGCATAGATAATTAAATGTGTTAGGAGCGTGGGCCGGATGGTAAGGCAGCAGTTTGCTAAACTGTAAATCACGTAAAAAGGGTTACAGGGTTCGACTCCCTGACGCTCCGCCAATTAAAAAGGAAACTTAATGTATATTAAACCCACTTCTAGCTATAAGATGAGCGGTCAAACTAAACGTATGATAGCACTTATCATCGACCCACATCAACGTGGAGAACAAAAACGTCTAATGATACAGGCGGAACTAGCTGCTCAGATCAAAGTTAAAGAAAAGAAAAATCGCAATGAGCCAGACTTGGGAATCGAATAAAGAAACTCTCCCTGACAGGCGGAGTACAATAGGATAAGTTGTCTGTCACGAATTTTGCCTGGTTAGCTCAGTTGGTAGTAGCACCCTCCTTACACGTGGGATGTCGGCGGTTCGAGCCCGTCACCAGGTACCAAATATATGATCGATTACCTAACAACATTTTTTGCTATATTTTTACTTGATATTGTTTATACATATTACTTAAGATGCGTACAATACGACCAAGTATTAAAAGCCAGTGCGTGGAGTGTAGCCTGTTATGTTTTAGGAAGTGTAGCAGTTATAAATTATACAAACAATCACTGGTTGATTATCCCAGCAATGGCAGGAGCATTTTGTGGCACCTGGGTTGGAATGAAAATTAGAAAGAGAGAATTCTCGGTATAGTGAAATGGTATCACCCGACGTTTGGGACGTTGAAGCGCAAGTTCGATTCCTGCTACCGAGACCAATATAAGATGAAGATACTAATAACAGGACATCGCGGATTTATAGGAAAAAATGCTTTAGAATATTTCCAACCTAAGCATGATGTGTCGACGTACGAGTACGATGACGGTCCATTTCCCGGAGTGATGGAATACGATTGGGTCATGCACTTTGGCGCTATTAGTTCTACAACAGAGAAAGATGTAGATAAAATCTTGAGACAGAATCTAGATTTTAGCACTAGACTTTTCGATGATTGTAAGACATTCGGTGTTAATCTACAATATTCTAGCAGTGCCAGCGTATACGGTCTAGGTACTGATTTTAAAGAAACAGCACCAGTCGATCCCAGAACACCCTACGCCTGGAGCAAATATCTTTTTGAAAGATATGTCCGTGAACATCAGGGAGGAAACATAGTACAGGGATTCCGTTACTTCAATGTATACGGCCACGGAGAAGAACATAAAGGCAATCAAGCCAGTCCATTTTGTCAATTTACCCAACAGGCACAAAGCGGAATCATCACAGTGTTTGAGGGAAGTGAAAAATATCATCGGGACTTCGTACATGTCGATCGTGTATTAGAAGTACATGACAAATTTTTAGATATCAGGCAATCTGGAATCTGGAATATAGGAACGGGGGAAACTAGAAGCTTCCTAGATGTTGCTATGGAAATTGGAAAAAAATATCCGTCTGTAGTTAAAACTAAACCTATGCCTAGCCAACTTAAATCGAGCTATCAGGAATACACCTGTGCCGATCTCACCAATTTAAACAACACACTAATAAAATATGGAAAAGAAACTTTGGAACACAATTGAAGGTAGCCTGTTAAAAGGTCTACCTAATGCTGCCCGTGGATATGAGCAGAGAATATCGATACCTGAATTTACATTTCTCGGTGTTAAGAATCAACCAGACTTTGGTGATATCACCATTTGGTTCTATGGTAAAGAACGAACGATAGAACTAAAAAGTCTTAAAGAATATTTGTACCAGTATCGAGATACGATAATTAGTTATGAACGTTGCCTAGATGTATTCTATAAACATATGATAGAAGCCTATGCTCCAGATAGGATACGGATTGAAATTGAATTCCGCCCGCGTGGTGGTATCAGTAGTAAATTAACCGTAGACAGTGATTGGGGACACCTGGGAGGCACTGACACGCTATGGCAACATCATAAGGACTAAAATGGATTACAAAGTAAAAGATATATCGTTAGCCGCATGGGGCCACAAAGAGATTGCTATCGCCGAGAGCGAAATGCCAGGACTGATAGCAGTAAGAGACGAATTCAAAGATTCACAACCCTTAAAAGGTGCTAGAATCGCAGGTAGTCTACATATGACTATTCAGACAGCGGTATTAGTTAAAGTATTAATCGACCTCGGAGCCACTGTTCGTTGGTCCAGTTGTAATATTTTCAGTACACAAGATCAAGCCGCAGCCGCCCTGGCTGATTTAGGCATCCCCGTTTTTGCCTGGAAGGGCGAAACAGAAGAAGAATATTGGTGGTGTCTAGAGCAGACATTGCAAGGTCCCAACGGATGGTATCCAAATATTCTATTAGACGACGGTCACGACCTCACTGGTTATATACACGATCGTAGGCCCGAACTTATACCAAGTATCGTAGGCGTCACAGAAGAAACAACCACAGGTATACATAAATTAATCGAACGCATTGCCGCAGGTACATTAATGATACCAGCCATCAATGTCAATGACAGCGTAACAAAATCTAAATTTGACAACCTATATGGTTGTCGAGAAAGCCTTGTTGACGCTATCAAACGTGCAACCGACGTGATGATTGCCGGCAAGACCGCAGTTGTATGCGGGTACGGTGATGTAGGTAAAGGTTCAGCACAGGCATTACGTGCCCTAAGTGCCAAAGTTTGTATCACAGAGATAGATCCCATATGCGCCCTACAGGCTGCGATGGACGGATACGAAGTTGTTACCATGGAAGACGTTGCGAGTCGCGCTGATATCTTTGTAACTGCTACAGGTAATATTGATGTTATCACACGCAGTCACATGGAACAGATGAAACACAATGCTATCGTCTGTAATATCGGACACTTTGATTCAGAGATTGATATCGCTAGCCTATCGGATCTAGAGTGGGATGAAATCAAACCACAAGTAGATCATGTAACTATGCCTAGTGGTCATAAAATCATCATCTTGGCTAAAGGTCGTTTGGTCAACTTAGGCTGTGCTACAGGACATCCTAGCTATGTAATGAGCAATAGTTTTACTAATCAAGTATTGGCACAAATCGAACTTTGGAACAACTATAGAAATTATAATCCAGGACAGATTTATCTGTTGCCCAAACACCTAGATGAAAAGGTAGCACAACTACACCTCGGACAACTTGGTGCGAAACTTACGGCATTAACAGATGCCCAGGCAAAATACATTGGTGTAGATGTTGCTGGTCCATTTAAATCAGATACATACAGATACTAATGAAAGTAATGGTTAACGGTACCTTCGATGTTTTACATCGAGGGCACTTACAATTATTAAACTACGCAAAGAGCTTAGGCGATCAGTTGTTGGTTGCGATTGACTCTGATCGCAGAGTAAAAGAATTAAAAGGCGATGATAGACCAATTAATGACGTCGACGATAGAAAAATTTTACTGTATAATTTAAAATCTGTCGACATTGTAATGGTTTTTGATAGCGAGGAAGATTTACTTGATATTGTAAAAGAATATAAACCAGATGTATATGTTAAAGGCAGCGACTGGAAACATGATAAAACCTCTATAGCGGAACAATATTGTAACAAAGTGATCTATTATGACAGAATCGGCAACTACTCTACAACAGAAATCATTCAACGTATTACTGATCGGTGATAGCTGTGTTGATCAATATTACATAGGATCCTGCGATAGGCTCAGTCCCGAAGCACCTGTTCCTGTTATTAAAATCATTGACAATTACACAACCAAAGGAATGGCTGCTAATGTATTTGAAAATCTAAAGGCTCTAGGAATCGAAGCTGATTTTATTACCAATGCTCAAAAGATCACCAAAACAAGATACATAGATGAGCGTTCAAAACAACACCTGTTGCGAGTCGACGACGAACCCGAGATCGTTCCTTGGAGTGGAAGAATAGTGACTCCTATCAATAGCTACGATGCTGTGGTCATATCAGATTACAACAAGGGATTTTTAAATTACGATCATATAGTAAACATTAGAAAAGAATTCAAAGGTCCTATCTTTATCGATACAAAGAAAACTGACCTAGATAAATTCGAAGGCTGTTTCATCAAGATCAATGCGTTAGAACACAGCCAGGCAAAAACATTTCCCGAAGGGGTCCCTTCGGGATTGATAGTTACAATGGGCAAACAAGGTGCCAAATATAACGACACGATTTACCCTTCTGCTAGTGTAGAAGTAGTAGATGTGTGTGGTGCCGGTGATACATTTTTAGCCTCCCTGGTTTACGAGTACTTAAATACAAGAAGCGTGGAAATGGCGATTAAGTTTGCCAACAAGGCTAGTGCCGTTACTGTAACGCACACAGGCGTCTATGCTCCTAGTAAAGAGGAAATTGCGGGTATGGTGTAATGGTAACCCGAGACCTTGCCAAGGTTTAGTTGAGAGTTCGATTCTCTCTACCCGCTCCATAAAGATGATAGATAAAATTAAAAAAGCACTTTGGTTTACCTTAGGTATGATATGCCTAGGTATAGCCTACATAGGAGTTGTTACTCCCGGTATTCCGTGGTCAACACCTACAGTAGGTGCCGCTTACTGCTTTGCTAAAAGTAGCAAACGCTGGCATGATTGGATCATGAATCATAAGTTGTTTGGACCATTCCTGCGCAACTGGTCAGAGAAACGTGTATTTCCAACATATGGAAAATGGGCTATGGTCATTACCATGGACCTTAGTTTAATAATCCTTTGGTTCACTACAGGCAATTGGAAACTGGTTGCTGGAGTTGGCTTAGGTATGCTATTATGTGCTGTATGGGCATTGAGATATCCCAGTACACCAGAAGAATATCAGCGCCGCAAGGATGCTGGAGAAAAAATAGGATGGTTTAAATGATAGAACGATTAGAAGGTTACGTAGAAAAAGGGTGGGGGCATGAATTCATCTTTGCTACCAACGACAAATATTGTGGAAAACTTTTAAAGTTTAATGAAGGTTCGAAGTTTTCAATGCACTTCCATTCCGTTAAGGATGAAACTTGGTTGGTGCTAACTGGAAAATTTCTGGTAAGATGGATTGATACTGTTACAGCCAATGAACACGAAGATCCGTTAAATCCCGGAGACGTTTGGCATAACGAACCCTTAAAACCTCATCAGGTCATTTGCTTAGAGGAAGGCACGATAGTAGAAGTAAGCACTCCGGACTCGGTCGGAGACAACTATCGAGTTGCTAAAGGAGACAGTCAACAACCCTCGCTGTAGTTCAATGGATAGAACGGGGCACTCCTAACGCTCAAATCCACGTTCGATTCGTGGTGGCGGGACCAAATTCGGCCAAATCCTCTGTGGCATAGCTACACGATTTGGTTTTCTTTTTGGTTGACAAACGGTAAAACCAGTGTTATAATAGTGACATGACATACAAAATAAAAGAACAATCATTCGATACTCTGGCATTGGCTATGAGCTATGCGAAATATGTAAACGAATTCGTTACCATAACAGGTCCAAACGACTTTGAAGTCTGCGGCATGTTTGGTGTTGATAGCGTTCGTGATGGAAAGACTCCAGATGGAGTTCCTTACACATGGAACAAGGCAAGTCGCATTGGACGAATGAAAAAGGAACGAGTATGAAATACAAATTAATCAAGCCAAATTATGATATGAAAGTAGGTACCTTTTGGTATGATGCGGGTCCTTGTGTCCCTCATCCCGGTCAAGGTGAATCACGTGTCGTTACTGAAATTGACGGTGACACCTCAGAAGGTTGTTTTAGAATTGTTCCTTTAGACAAATTGGAGATTGTACATGCCCTGGATACAGAACGTAGCACTTAGCGATATTAAAAGAGGACTTCATATTGACCCTGGCCCCAATGCCATGCTGATTCAAATTGTAGATCCGCCTGGTGACTTTCCTACACCTAAGTACTCTTTTAAAGAAGTCCATCAATTCCAATTTTTAGACATCGAAGAAAAGGATGAGTGTTTAGATGAAGCCATGCGCTGTAGCCATGAGCAGGCCGCAGAGCTTGTTCGTTTGCTACAACATGCATTGGACAACCATATGAATGTTATCGTTCATTGTGTAGCAGGTGTATGTCGTAGTGGTGCTGTTTGCGAAGTTGGTGTAATGTTAGGCTTTGGTGATACCGAAGTGTTTCGTAGCCCTAACCTGTTGGTTAAGCATCGCATGATGAAGCACCTAGGTTGGACCTATGACGAGAATGAGCCCCACACTATCAACGGTGTAACAACTGAGTTTGGGATCATTCTCCCTAAAGAAATTGAATGGGCCAACGATAACGAAAAAGTTTTTGTGCTGGCTGCTGAACGCCGAGCACGGAGAGAAAGAGAAGGAGATATTTGATGCCAAAGTGTTATCAATTAGTTGGAGTGCCGGGTAGTGGAAAATCTACCTGGGTCTCTGAACAAGAATGGGCAGGCGAATGTGCCTATATTAGCACAGATACCTATGTCGAAGAATTTGCTAAGAACATGGGCAAGACTTATAGCGAAGTCTTTAACGAAGTCATGCCCGAGTGCGTGAAATATATGACCGGAGATGTTGTGCATGCTCGTACAGCAGGACAGGACATCATTTGGGATCAGACTAGTACTACAATAGCAAGCCGTACTCGCAAGTTCAATATGCTTCCAGATTACGAGCACATTGCTGTAGTATTTGAAATCCCATCACGAATTGAGTTAAAGCGTCGGTTGGATAGTCGCTACGATTCTGGAAAAATTATCCCAGACGTAGTTGTTGAAGGAATGTTGGCAAGTTTTGAAATGCCTACAGAGGAAGAAGGGTTTAAGGAAATTTGGTACGTTTGACAAGATCAAATTTCAATGTTATAATACTATATTAAGAAAGGAGGAGAATATGCCAAGTGTATTTTTAGTTAGCGATACACATTTTGGACACAAGGGTGTGTGTCATTTCACTCGCAACGACGGTGTGACTAAATTACGTCCATGGGATACTCCCGAGGAGATGGATGAGGAAATGGTCAAGCGGTGGAACGAAACTGTTAGGCCCTCTGACAAGGTTTATCATTT